CGCTATAGCCTGGCCTTCATCTATGCGCGATATAGACGCAGGGCAAACAACGCTACAGGCTGACCCTGGTACATCTAGGACAGCTTTAAACGCTTTGCAGACTGTCGAAACCAGCGAATACGGCGCTATCTATATGTCGCCGAGCGGGGACGTCGTTTTCCAAGATCGGGCCTTAACCTCTAGCAGTATTGGCGGCACGGCTACTACATTTTCGGACGATAATACGGGTATCCAATACCAAAATGTGCGCTGGGTTTTGGACGATAGTTTGGTTTATAACAAAGCCTCAATAACGGCTACAGGGTTGGCAAGTCAGGTAGCTTTAAATCAAACAAGTATTGACAAGTATTTTTTACATAGTTACAGCAAAACGGATTTACTTATGCAGACCACGGCTGAGGCTTTAAACTACGCCTTAGCTTACGTAGCTAGCCGTCAGGAAACTACAGTGCGTTGCGACTCAGTAACTTTACTGGACTTAAATACTGCAGGTTATGACACAGGCGTAGCGGCAGCTTTAGGTTTGGATTACTTTGACACTATTACGGTTAAATCAACTCAGCCAAACAGCACTGGGACCAGCACTTTAAATAAAACTTTACAGATTTTTGGCGTATCTCATAACATAACTCCCACACGGTGGAGCACTACTTTTGTAACCCTGGAGCCTATAATCGACTCGTTTATAATTGGGAATACAAATTACGGAATTTTGGGTACAAATGTACTATCCTATTAACATAGAAAGTAGGTTTTAAAATGGCAACAGGGCTACCGGCCAGTACGGGGGACGTGCTTAGTGCAGCGTCTTATAATTCCCTTGTACTTTTTACGTTAAATTCACAAAGCGCGGCTTCTTATACTGTCGTATTAGCTGACGTATATCAGTCTATTGTGCTTATGACTAACGCCTCTACTAAAACTGTATATATTCCTACTGACGCTACGCTACCAATTACTAGCGCACCTGTAGGAACGGCGATCACTGTTTACAATTCGGGCGCGGGGCTTTTGACGGTAACAGCTACGACGCCAGGTACAACAACCGTAGTAAGTGCGGGGGCCACTTTAGGCAGTCCAACCGTCGCTCAATACAAATCCTGCGTGCTGGTAAAATTGGCTGCTAATAGTTGGACCGTCCTGGGGGCAGTCGCGTAATGATTGGCAATATAGTGGCAGGATTATCAGGCGCACCTAAACCACCTTTTGCGCCTACAGATCTAGCCAACCTTAAAGCCTGGTACGACGCTAGCGATACAACAACAATTACCGTTAGCGGTACAGCGGTAACACAATGGAACGATAAAAGCGGCAACGCTTACAATTTAACGCAAGGAACTGCGGCTAAAAGACCACAAAGCGGAACTCGTACGCAAAACGGAAAAAATGCAATTGATTTTGACGGTGCAGGCGATTTTGTTGCGGCAAGCACAGCCGCTAACTGGACTTTCCTAAATAATTCAGGCGGTTCAACTTTTTTTATTGCTTGGTACACCGATACGGCAAGTGATCAACGAATTTTTATGGACACAAATAACACTTCAAATGGAAATGTTGGTTGTTATAATTTTGTTTGGACAGATGATACAGTTTTTGCCAGCACCTCGGCAGGCGGTGGAACTAATCCTTACGCGATGTACACAACCCAAGTAGCAACAGATAACACCGCTAGTTATTGGTCGTTTTTGTCAGATCCTAACAATGGAACAGCCGCTAACAGAATAAAGATCTGGAAAAATGGCGCAAATCCTATCAACAATAATGCTAATACAGCTGCAGCAAGTGCCTCAGCACCATTTAGTGGTTTGAATCTAGGTGGTAATCCTAATTACCCTGAAACTTTTGACGGCTTAATCTGCGAAGTTATTATGTATTCTGGACTTTTAAGCGACACAGATCGAGCAAAAGTAGAAGTTTACCTAGCGGCAAAGTGGGGTATTTAGTGAACTGGTACGAGTGGAACACACGCGCAGATTTTGATCTATGGCATGACGCATTATGCAAATCTTTAGGTTATCCGTTAATTGGTACAAATCAAGCCACCGGCGAACCTGACCCTATGGCTCAAATGACGGTTGCCTATACGCAAGCAATAGAGGTAGAAGGCAAGTTTATAGCTAGCGTAGAAGCTGAACACGCAGACGGTTTAACCGTAACCGAATTACGATTACCAAAACCTGATCTAATTGACCGGCCTTAAATCCTCTAACGGTTGGCCTGCCAGTAAGGACCCTGCAGAAATTGGCATTAAATCTTATAAAATACCTGGGACTGATATTAAAATACGTGTGGCTGAAAAAGTGGCACCGTTATTGGTTGGACTTGCGGCGGAGTTTCACAAAGAAATAGAAGCTATAGACAAAGGACCCTTAGACGATTGGGCGTTTAACTTTCGTATGATAAGGGGCAGCACTGACAATACCCTGAGTAATCACAGCTCGGGAACTGCCCTGGACCTCAACGCAAGCAAACACCCTTTAGGCAAGGAAAATACTTTTAGCCCAGAAAATGCCGCTAAGTGCATAGCCTTAGCTGAAAAATGGGGCTGTAAATGGGGTGGCACGTACCGCGTAAGAAAAGACGATATGCACTTTGAAATTGACCTGACCCCTAAACAGGTTATAGAGCGTATAAAAGCGCTCGGATTGGATACAAAATAATGCAGAAACAGTGTGTAGCTATGGCAGGGACTTATGTACGTGGGCTGCTTTTATTACTAATTACGTTAATGGCCTCAGTAGGTAAGACTCCACTAGAGTTTGACGCTGGGGACTGGCACTTAATACTCAATGGCTTATGGGCAAGCGGGGTGCCCGTGCTCATGCGAGCGCTCAACCCTAAAGACCAGGCCTATAACTTAATCCCAAAAAAAGAATAGACACGCCTTAAAGGCTAGCTTCTATCCGTCCAGAGGTTATGCCATACTAGGGGGGCTGGGACATAAAACCCCAGCCTCGGACTAGGGAGTAATAAATGAAAAGTAATATCGTTTTACAAATGGATATAGAGGACTTTGAGGCTTTATCAAGTAGCTATATGGCTTTTGATAAAAGCTGGGACGATCAGATTAAAGACGGTCGTTTTGAAAATATAGAATCAAACCCTGGCTTTAACATTATCTACTGGTTTGATAATGCCGTTTCTTTGATACTTGCCAAAACTTATTTAAAGTCTATTGGTCAGGATTTTAAAGAGCTTTACGACACCAATTTAGACGGTTATTCAATTATTACTAATTTTGATGTTTCCGAGGTGGCCAATGCTTCCTAATCTTGCTTTTATATTTATGTGTTTAATTTACTCCGGATTAACCTTTATGGCTGCAGTGCTTGGGTGGTCCAGGGGCTTTAACGCTGGACGGTCCGAGGGATATGAGCGCGGTAGAGCTGTAGCTCGACATATAGCCAATGGCCCTGTGACTAGCCTTAATGATTACTAAAGCAGACTTAGGGACCTGGTGCTGTTATTGTAAGACACAATGGGGCAGGGTTAAAGGCGGTGCCTGGCACCCTCAAGCTAGCACCCAGGCTGCCTGGACCGTGCATAGTAAAAGCCCTAAATCTAATGCCACTAAACGGCACTATTGCGAAAAATGCTTACTTGAGGTAACGCGTTTTGAAGCTACTTACAGTTTGCCTAGTTACTTTTGGGCACTGAAAGACCAAGTAGAAGCTGTAGCACCTATTCAATTAGAAATGGACGGTAAATTAAATGGCTAATAACGTAGATACTAAATTGCAGGCTAATTTTAAAATGGCTAACGGGGACTTAATTAACGTCTATGCCGTAGACCAAACAGATTTTGAAAATCAACTTACAGCCATATTAGATACAGTCGAGCTAATAAAAGCCGTTAGTAATAGCCTTATGGGGCGTGTAATAACTACACAAATAGACCCTTGGACAATTAAGGACGCAGTAGGAGTAGTCGCAGACACGCTAGGCGGTGAGGCCCAGCCAACATGCAAACATGGTTATATGGAGTTTAAAACTGGTATCTCAAAAGCCGGTAAGCCTTACAAATGTTGGTCATGTCCGAGCAAAGATCGTAAAGACCAGTGCCCTCCTACTTGGGTTAACTAATGGCAGGCATGGAGATTATCTACCCTGGCAATATGTCCCTAAAGGTAGATAGAAACGGCAACGCGGTAATAGATGAAACCGAGATATGCGACGGTTGCAACAGGCAGACAAGTAAAGCCGGCGGCATTATGGCTTTAGAGATGTCTGTCTGGTTATGCGCTGACTGTAGGCCTAAATGAGTATAGAAATACTGCTTAATGAGCGCGAGGTACAAATGGGCCTGCAGGCCGCTATGGCTCGTATGATTAACGCAGATAGGGCAAACTATAAGCATAAATATGCAAGTGATCACTTAACGCCTGATTATATTTTAAAGCTAAATTGGTTAGGTGCGTGCGCTGAAATTGCAGCTGCTAAATGGCTAAAAGTGCCGGATTTTGTCCCTAGCGTGGATAGCTATAAAGACGACCCAGACATAGCCCCAGACTGGGAGGTAAAGCACACAGAAATAAACACTGGTCATTTGATAATCCAAGAAAACGATAGGGACAGCGACAGGGTTATCCTGGTTACTGGCTCTAACCCTTTTGTTATCCAAGGTTGGCTACCAGTTAAGTTTTGTAAAGATGATCTCTATTTAAAAACTACCAGCCGTAACACTGCATACTGGGTGCCTCAAAGTGAGCTGGTGAAAGTCTATGAGCCAGTCCCGCAAACATAGAGGCTACCGAAGCCAAAAGGTAGTAGCTAACTATCTTGTAGCTAATGGCTTTGAGTATGCCGAAAGTACAGGCGCAGGCAGGCAAGGTAGCGACATAACAGGTACGGTAGGCATTGACTGGGAGGTGAAGGCTAGGACTGCCTTTAGCCCTGGTGCCACGCTAAAGCAATTAAAAGATAGAGGTAGTGAGTTAGACCTAAAGGTGGCCGTACTACGCCTTAACGGGCAAGGTGAGGCTTCTATAGGGGATTGGGTAGCGTTGCTATCCTTTGAACAGTTAGTAGAGCTATTAAGGCAGGCTGGTTATGGTGATAAGTGAAGCTGATATTAGGCGTTGCTTAGGCTGTGGAGTGTGGCTGTTTGGCTATGCGACACGCCGTTATTGTGGGGTTTGCATAAATGAGTAACCGTATGAGTATAATTAATATATATATTATATTACCTATAATAATATTATTAAGTAATAGTAATAATTGGGATAAAACACTAAAAGAATTAACAACCGGTACTTTAGAATATAAAGCTTGTAAGCTAATAATCTATAAAGAATCTAGCTATAACCCTAAAGCTGTTAATGGTAGTCATTATGGTTTAGCTCAAGGTAGATCTAAGTATCTAAAGACTGCTACTCCTCAAAAGCAGATAGAGTGGTTTACTCGTTACGTGTATAGCCGTTATGGCACGTGTCAGGCTGCCCTTGCGTTTCACCTTAAGAACGGTTACTACTAATGGCTGGGCTTAGAACCGCTGAGTGGCGCAAGCTGCGGGTAGAGATTTTGCGTAGGGACCAGAACACCTGCTACCTGTGCGGAACGCCAGATGCTAATGAGGTAGACCATATACGCCCTCGATCTAAGGGCGGTGCAGAGTATGACCCTGAAAACCTGGCTGCTATCTGTAGGCGTTGCAACTTGCTCAAAGGCGACAAACTAGGACATAAAGGCGTTTTTTTAGCACAACAAACGAC